CATGAAACCAACCCCCACCGATTTCCGCCGCTGGCAAATCCACATCCGCAAGGCGTGCGTGTCTTGCGGCAAGCCCGACCGCTCCGAAACCATCAAGCCTTGGACCGTGAACTGGACCCTGCTCGGTCGCATCCTCCAAGCCAAAAACGCATGACCATGCCCTGGATAAGACCCCAAGACCAAATGCCCGAGGATAATAAACCCGTGCTGATAACCGATGTAGAAGGGCTGCAAATCGTTGCTTGGTATTCTGTAAGCAACAATATGTGGTACTCCGAGAACCACGCTTGGTTTACCAGCGAAGTCAATTATTGGATGCCAATACCCGAAATCGTTTAAGTCATGACCCCAGCACTCATCCATCATCTCGTTGACACCACCGCAATGATATTCGGCATAACCCCCGACCAGGTGCGCTCCGCATCAAGGGAACGGCCCTGCGTAATCGCTCGCAACATCGTGGCCGACATTGCCTACAACGAGTACCTATTCACCTTCATGGCTATCGGGAAGGAACTCAACCGCCACTATAGCACAATCATCATCAACTTGGAATCCTTCCACAACGATTGCAAGGCCAAGCCTCAACTCCGCTACCTACGGAGGCAAGTTTTCAACAATGCGCAGGACTACTTGCAGACTGCTGAGGGGGCGTATATTACTGACACTCTGCTACTTCCGCCCACCGAATAGCCCGAAACTACCTGCCTGCCATTGGGGGGTGCTTAACTGCATCCCCCTTTTTTTTGCAATCTTTGTGCATGCAGTCAGCAGAACAAACGATACTGGACCTCTACCGCACGGGCGAAATCCGAAAAGCCTGCCTCACCATCACGGGAGGCGACCCGCTTTGGCGGGACTTGGAGCAAGAGTGCGTGTTAATCCTATTGGAGAAAGACCCCGCCAAGATTCTGCAAATCCAGTCGCAGGGGTATTTCAAGTTCTATGTGGTGCGGTTGCTGCTGAACCTCTACCGAGGCAAGAACAACCAGTTCGCCCAAAAGTACCGTCACCACGACTTGCTGGAGGAACTGGACCCCGATTCGCCCATACCCCAGTCCGAATACGATTCCTTGATGGACGACCTGTGGGCCATTGCCGAAGCCGAGATGGATACTTGGGCGAAGGACGGGGCGTTCCCGTATGACAAGGAACTGCTCCGCCTGCACCTCCGCACGGGGAACATGAAGAAACTTTCACGGGACACGGGCATTCCGTACCGCAGTATAATCTATTCCATTGACCAAGCCAAGGCCAAAATCAAGGCCGCCATTCAATCCCATGGACACGCTGATATTTCCCCTGCTGATAAGTAGCCTCACCGCCCTCGCAATCGCCGAGTACCGTGTCCTGCCGCAGGCTTGGTACAAGACCTGGTTGGCCCGTCACAAGCCGTTCTCTTGCGTGACTTGCCTCACTTTTTGGGTGGCGGTCCTGCTGACCTGGTCCACCTGCGGATGGGTCCTTGCTCCCGTGTACGGCCTCGCCTCTGCGGGGCTAACCGTTGTCATCCTGCAACTGACCAACCGATGACGCAAGACGAGTACCTGCTGGCCACCAAGCACCGCCATTACTGGGACCAATATCAGGCCGCCCTGTTCATGCGGTTAAGCCCCGAAGCGGTCCACGACTTGCAGACCATCCTCGTCGCCCACGGACGACCCAACACAAATTGGTGGTGCGCTGACTGCGTAAAATCGGCCCTCCAATACATTTACCAAGAGGCGGACCAATTCGCCGAAGCCAACCAGCACCAAGTCAGCCATGCCCTCAACAACCCCAACCCGTGACCAGTTCCAAACCTATGCCGACTATGGCGAAGGGGTACGCAACAACGCAAAGCGGGGGATTGAACTTAACGAGCGCAACGGGAACAAGTGCGCTACACAAACTGGTAAGGTCAGGGCGCAGCAACTCGCAAATGGTGAGGGGATTTCCCTTGAAACCGTTAAACGGATGCACTCCTACCTATCCCGTGCTGAAACCTACTACGACAACGCTGACAGTTCCAGCGACTGCGGTTACATCAGTTACCTCCTTTGGGGAGGCAAAGCGGCCCTCGGATGGAGCAGGAATAAACTACGGGAACTTGGCGAACTCAACGAAGGCTGACAACGAAGCCCAAGTCCAAGCCCGCATGGATTCGCTGATGATGGTCATCACGACCCTATGCGACTGCATTGGTGCGGTGGACGATTCCAACTCGCCGAACGCCTTTGCGGTCAAGATGAAAATCGTGGACAAGATTGACGAACTGATTGATAAAATAGAATACTGATGGGAGCAGGAAGGCCACGGGTATTTGCGACCCCCGGTGAACTATGGGATGAGTTCACGGAATATTGCGACAAAACCAAGGAACGGCCCATCCTCGTAAAGGATTGGATTGGCCCCAAAGCCGTGGAGGTTTACCGGGAGAAAGAAGCCCCATTGACCATGGAAGGGTTCCGATTACATCTTTGGGACAAAGGGATTGCCGATGGAGGCAAGGAGTATTTTCTTAACCGGACGGGAACATATCAAGAATTTACCACGGTCTGCTCCCGCATAAAGGAAGCCATCCGGGCTGACCAAATCAAGGGAGGCATGGCCGGCATCTACAACCCCTCCATCACCCAGCGGTTGAACGGTCTTGTAGAAAAGCAGGAAACGAGTATCACCATCGAGCAGCCGCTTTTCGGCGATGGACTTTAAGTACACCACCGCCATCCGCAAAATTCGGGCGATGACCGCTCGGAAGAAAGTCATACAAGGCGGAACAAGTGCGTCCAAGACCTTTGGCATCCTTGCGGTGCTGATTGACCACGCCGCTCGGTTTCCTAAGTCGGAGATTTCGGTCGTATCCGAATCCGTGCCTCACCTACGACGGGGGGCCATCAAGGACTTCGCCAAGATTATGCAATGGACGCATCGGTGGGTTCCCGACAGGTGGAACAAGACCCTCCTGCAGTACAACTTCGCCAACGGGTCCACCATTGAGTTCTTTTCCGCTGATTCGGAAGCCCGCCTAAGAGGGGCAAGGCGGCAGGTCCTCTACATAAACGAGGCGAACAACATTGACTTTGACTCGTACTACCAACTTGCGATTCGTACATCGCAGGAGATTTACATTGACTTCAACCCCACCCACGAGTTTTGGGCGCACATCGAGGTCTTGCCCGAAGTGGATGCGGAGTTTCTCATTCTCACATACCAAGACAACGAAGCGCTTCCTGATACGATACGATACGATATAGAACGAAACCGAGACAAAGCGGAAACCTCCGCCTATTGGGCGAACTGGTGGAAGGTGTACGGGTTGGGCCAAGTCGGGACGCTCCAAGGGGCTATCTACGGCGATTACACGGTTGTTGAGGGTATAGACCCAAGCACGATGAAATTCGTCGCCTACGGGCTTGACTGGGGGTTCAGCACGGACCCAACCGCCTTGGTCGCCGTTTACCGAAGAGGGGATGATCTCTTCATCCACGAACTGCTCTACCATCGTGGCTTGACCAATAGCGACATCGCCACCCGACTGAAGGAGTTCGGGATTACCCGTGCGTGGGAAATTGTGGCGGATTCAGCAGAACCGAAGTCCATTGAGGAAATCTATCGGCTGGGATTCAACATCAAGCCAGCAAGCAAGGGACCCGATAGCGTCAGGCAGGGGATTGACATCGTGAAAAGGTTCAACCTTCATGTCACGAAAGATTCCGTGAACTTGATCAAAGAACTGCGCTCGTACACTTGGGCCACGGACAAGGACGGTAAGGATACGGGGGTCCCGATTGATTCGTACAATCACGCCTGCGATGCCCTGCGATATGTGGCCCTCAACAAATTGGCCGTCAGCAATTCGGGTAAGTATCTTGTGGTGTAACTTTGGGGCATGAACCTTGAATCCATCATTGATTTGCTTTTGATTTTTGGCAGATTCTTCCTCTTATTGGTCTTGATTTTTGCAATTGTTTCCATATTATGAAACTCATCCACTACTACCACATTTACTGCGGAGGCGGCGGCCAATGGCAACTTATCATGCACCAACACATGATGGCCCTTTGCAACTACGGGCTGATTGAGCAACTTGACGAAATCCGTGTCGGCATCGTCGGTCCTCCCGACCAGCGAAAGGTTGTGAAAGAAATCTTGGACAACTCACTCGTGGCGGCAAAGATTAAGGTCGTGGTCACCCGAACCAACGCATGGGAGCAAGCCACGCTTACCGAGATGTACAAGGCGAGCCAAACCGAGGATGCCGCCTACCTGTACGCTCATACCAAGGGCAGTTCCGACCCATCCCTCATAAACCAACTTTGGTGCAGATCCATGGTGTTCTTCAATATCGTTGCTTGGGAGCGAGCCATCGCAGAACTCGCCAATGTGGATGCCGTCGGAGCCTACTGGCTGACCAAAGAGGAGTTCCCCCAAATTGCTGACCACAACAACCCCGACGGTTATCCCTACTTTGCGGGGACTTTTTGGTGGGCCAAGTCGTCCCACATTCGGGAACTCGGCGAACCCGTAAGGGAACACCGCTGGCAGGCAGAGCATTGGATAGGGAAGCGTGAAGGCATGACCGTCTATAACTCCTGCAAGGGATGGCCAGGTCCCGATAAGTTCGTCATCACATTTTAGCCATGGCCAAAATAATCCTCGCAACAGGAACGGACGCAGGCTACCTGCGGAAGATTCAGCCCTACCTTGACACGGTGGAGGCAAACTCCAACTTTGACGAGAACTGGATATTTTTCGTGGGCGGGGAACACCAAGAGCCTCGCTCTAAATTCAAGGTAGCCAAGGTCAACCCAAGCGACTGCAAAGCGTTGGTTCCGTCGTGGCCCTGCGTTCAGCACGGCGACTTTTTGACAAGCCCCGACCACAACTTTCAACCCGATGACATCCTCGTCTTTACGGATGGCGATATGTTCCTTCAACGGCCGCTAACCGATGCCGAAACCCAAACCCTCCGTAAACTGCAATACATGGATGTGTTCATGGGCTACAATGCTGGACCGAACGACACCCTGCTTGACGAAGGCGCAAGGATTCAACCCATCAAGGACTTTCGGCAGATAGACGGCGTTAACGCTATCCCTTGTTCCAACGGCGGGGTCATTGCCTGCACCGTTGCGACCTATCATCAACTCTACCAGCAGTACTTGAAGTATTGGCCCGAAATCAACGGAACCTTCCACCACTACGCCAAAGGTCAATGGCTCATATCGTGGGTCATCTTTAGGGCCGCAAACTTCCGATTAATCCGTCAGCCGTACACCTTCCATCTACACAACCACCACCCGATGCCGCAGGGGTCCGCATTCAATGAGGACGGCCTGCTGACCTTTCAAGGCGAAGTGGTTGCCTTTCGCCATTACACCCCCTACGGACACCAACCTCCAAAGCCATGAAACACGAAGACCCCGAAATCGTTGCAATGTTGACCGAGATGGGTCTACATGGAGTGGATGGGAACGGAGGAACGGACAAAGGCACGGACCACAAGTACACGGCGGCTTATGCAACCCTGCTGGCCAAGTATCGGGACCGACCCATCAACTTCTTGGAGATAGGGGTATTCCACGGGGGAAGTGCCGCTTTGTGGTGCAAGTATCTTCCCAAGGCTAAGTTTCTATTCATGGACATCGTGAATAACATCCAACAAAGAGCCTTGCAGTTCATTGACAACGAGCGTGCGTCCTTCCTGTTTGCGGATGCGTACAAAGTCGGGAGTGCGGCGAAGGCTTACGAATTGATGCCCGATGGCCTTGACTTTGCGATTGACGACGGCCCGCATTCTTTGGAATCCATGTGCTATTTTTTGAAACTCTACGGACCCATCATGAGGAAGGGCGGGACGATGGTGATTGAAGACATCCAAACGCCCGCTTGGTTTGAAACCTTGGAGAGTTGCATTCCACCAGGGGCGACCACGGAGCGATGGGATGTAAGCAGGGAAACAGGCCGCCACGACGACATCATGCTATTTGTCCACCTATGAAACTCCAAGACCTTACGATTGACCAGTTCCAACGCATCGCTGCGCTGGAGTTCAGTCCTGTGCTGACGGACTACGACAAGCGTGCTGGGGTCGTGGCGATAGTGGAGGGGGTGGATGTATCGCTCGTAAGGGAAATGCCCGCCAAGGGGCTTACTAAGCGTTACAAGACCATCATAGCGGAGTGGAACGAGTTACCCACCCTCGCTTACAGGAGGCGGTTCAAAGCAGGTGGCAAGTGGTGGATTCCCACCGTGTTCACCGACGAGTTAACCGCTGGCCAACTGATAGACCTAATGGACACCGATACGACCGACGAGAAGAAGTTGGTCCAAAACCTTCACCGCATCATGGCGACCCTTTGCAGGGAGGGCGGGTTGTTCGGATGGTTCCCGAAGAAGTACGACGGGGCATCCCACCAAGAGCGGGCCGAACTGCTCAAAGCCCATGCCAAAATTGGCGATGTTTGGGGGGTGGTCAGTTTTTTTTTGCTAAGTTCAGAATCCTACTTGAAAGTTTTGAGCGACTATTCACGACACCTGACGAAGGGAATGCAGGGCCAGTAACCAACCCGCTCGCAGGGTACGGTTGGCTCATGGTGGTTTGGAGAATGGCCAACAAGGATGTGCTGAAATTTGATGCCATCTTTGCGATGAAGGCGGTGGAGTTCTTGAACTACGCCCTGCTCATACACGACATCTTGGAGGCCGAACGGATGGAAGCGGAGCGGATGCGGAGGCGGTAGGACACTTTGTTTGCGGGCCTACATTTACCAGCATGGAAACCAAAGTACTTGCCAAGTTCGGAAGCGGCAGTTTGAAGGAAGTCAACATCGCCGACCTTCAAGCCATTGGTATAACCGTAGGCCCGAAAGGTGGAGGCGTTGACCCAAGGCAGCAGGTGCTGATTGATTGGTTGAAGAATATTATCAAACTTGCACAAAAGAACCTGCTCACGGGTCGGGAGGACGGCAAGGATGTAAACGCCAAAGGGACGCTATCAGCAAGCCTTGATTTTGACCCTATCCCCTTGACCGCCGAAAAGATTGCGGTCAACTTGCTCGCCAACCCTTATTGGAAATTCGTGGACCAAGGAGTGCGAGGGACTATCAGTTCAACCCGTGCGCCAAACTCGCCATTCTCATTCAAGAAGAAAGGCGGAGGCAAGAGCGACCAAGTTGGCCCGATGACCCAAGCGATTGCGGACTGGATTACCGACAAAGGGATTTTGGTCACGCCAACCTATTCCCGTGAGAAGAAAGCCATGCGGACCGTTGAAGAGCAGAAACTCGCAGACGCAAGGTCTAT